ATTCGTAATGATGACGAGCCTCTTAATCCTGGTGAGTTCAGAGACATCGATGTCCCAGGCGGAGATCTCAAAAACTCCATTATCCCACTGCCATACAAAGAGCCATCTGGCACATTAGCACAGCTTTTAGGGGTAGTTGTTGATTCTGGCAGACGTTTTGCACAAGTTGCAGACGCAAAAATCAGTGATGTGAACTCACAAGCTCCAGTTGGAACTACAGTTGCCTTAATAGAACAAGGCTCAAAGATCATTTCAAGCATACATAAGCGTTTACATTATGCTCAAAAGCAAGAGTTTAGGATGTTGGCAGAGATTTTTAGTGAAAATCCAGTGCCATATCCATATTCTGTAGGTAATGTTAACCCACAAATCATGCAATCTGACTTTGATGGGCGTATTGACATACTTCCAGTATCAGATCCGAGCATTTTTTCTATGGCACAGCGCTTGTCACTGGCCCAGACACAATTGCAAATGGCTCAACAAGCACCACAAATACATAATCAATACGAGGCATTTAGAAGAATGTACGATGCACTCGATATTAAGAACATCGACAGCATTTTACCGCCTCCACAACCACCTGCACCAGTAGATCCAGCGACAGAAAATGGTAATTCTATAAAAGCAGCGCCTTTACAAGTGTTTCCAGAGCAGGATCATGAGGCTCATGTCCGTGCTCATGTGGCATTTTTGGCTACACCAGCGTCACAAGTCAACCCACAAGGGTTTGCACTGCTACAAGCACATGTTCAAGAGCATGTTGGACTAATGGCAAGAGATCAAGTGACTAAATTCTTCCAAATTTCTGTACAAGAGGCTCAAGCTAGGGGTGAGATGGTTCCTCAAATTGATCCAGCAGCGATTGAAGCAGCGATTGCACAACAAATTGGTGAAATATTAGCTGAAGTCATGCCTTCTCTCCAACCACAACAACAAGTTGACCCACTTGTGCAGATTAGACAACAAGAATTGCAGAATGACACTGCTGAAATACAAAGAAAAGTGGCGAATGATCAAATGAACTTCCAGATTGATCAAGCAAAACTAAAACAAGCGTTTGATTTGGCACAACAGAGGTCTGGACTACAAGAAAAAATAGCAGAAGACAGAAATGACGTAAATATCTACAGAATAAACACACAGGCAGCGTTGAAGAAGTAATGGATCCAGTAACTATATCATTAGCCATGGGAGTGGCAGGCAAAGCTTTTGATGCGATCAAGAAAGGATTCGCAGTTGGGCGTGATATAGAACAAATGTCTGGTGATATTGGACGATGGATGGGAGCTGTTTCCGATGTGGACAATGCAGAAAAACAAGCGAAGAATCCTCCCCTATTCGGTAAGTTGTTTAAAGCTGGTTCAATTGAGGAAGCAGCTCTCGCAGCTTATGCTGCCAAAAAGAAACTTGAGGAACAAAGATACGAACTTAAAATGTTTTTAAATATGACTTATGGTCCTCAAGCCTACAACGATCTTCTGGCTATGGAAGGTCAGATAAGAAAACAACGACAAGAAACAATATACAAACAACAACAATTCAGAAGACAGATAGGTGAGGCGATTGGCTGGCTTGTTTGTGTAGGATTAATTGGAGCTTTTGCAATATTGATTGCCAGTATTTGGATTAAAAAAGCAAGAGGTGACTATAAGTTTACTCCTAGAGACTACACTACACAACAAAAAGTGTGGCAGGGTAAAATTAAAAAAAAAAGTATACAACATGTAGACTTAAAAAAAGAATCACATCTAAATACACTAATAAAAGAGCTTGTATTTATGAGGGTGGCAATAAAACCTTCACTATGATGATAGAAACATGGTGTCCAAAAAAGTATAAATGTTTGTATGATCCTAATGGTGAAGAACCAGATATAGATAAAGTTATGGAAAGTTTAAGAAGCATAGGGAGAAAATAATGGATAGTAATGTAATTTTAGACGCATGGAATGAACTAACATATTTTGAGGGAATATTATTTACAATTTGGTTGTTTATCTTATATTATGGTAAATGTTGGATAGATGAAAGGTTTAAAAAATGATAAAATGGTTATTTAACATGTTAACAAACAATGGTAGAGTTGGTATTAGCTCTGCTAGAGAGCTATCAAGACATAGACTTCATACAACAAAGTATGAAGATCTGTGCATGTAGGAGGACGGAGTGCTTCAAGCGTTAATAGGACCTATAGCTAGTTTAGCTGGAACTTGGTTTGAAAACAAAGTCGAAAAGACAAAAGCAGAAGGACAAGCTAAAATTGCAGAGGCTCGTGCTCGTGCAACTGTTGCAGAAAAGGTTGCAGCAGGTGAGGTTGCATGGGAGGGTAAGATGGCAGATGCTACAGTGGATTCTTGGAAAGACGAGTTCGCCTTAGTTGTTCTACTGGCCCCCGCAATTTTGGTCTTTATACCTGGGATGAAAGAGTATGTTAAAGAGGGATTTGATATATTGGCAACTTTGCCAGAGTGGTATCAGTACCTCTTATATATTGCAATTAGTGCAAGTTTTGGAATCAAGGGAGTTGGACAAGCTGCAAAGATGTTCAAGAAAAAATAATGAAAATAAAAAAAGTAAAAAAAGTCATGAAAGGACTACAAAAGGCTAGTAAGACACATGCTCAACAAGCTAGAATATTAAAGAGTGTTTTGAAAAATGGCAAAAAGAAAAGATCCTAAAGTTGGAACTGGAAAGAAACCAAAAGGTTCGGGCAGAAGATTATACACGGATGAGAATCCAAAAGATACCGTCAGTATCAAATTTGCCACAGAAGCAGACGCAAGAGCAACTGTTGCGAAAGTTAAAAGAATCAATAAACCATATGCGAGAAAGATACAGATACTTACAGTCGGTGAGCAAAGAGCAAAGGTTATGAAGAAGAATAAAGTAGCTAGTATTTTTAAAAAAGGTAAAGAATCAATAAGGAGAGCACATGGCAAGGGTTAGGCAGTTTGCAAAAGACATGGGGATGTCATATAATCAAGCTAACAATTTAGTAAAAAAAGGAAGAGCACTCAAAGATGGAGGGTCTTCTATATTAGATAATACTATGAATCAAGCTAAACCAATCAAGGCAAGTGAGGGTGTAATGAATGATTTAAAACCAATACCAAAAGATGCAAAAGGATTACAAGCTCTGAAAAAAGAAAGACCAGATGTTGTTGCTGAAATGGGTTTCAAGAAAAAAGGTGGCACATTAAAAATGAGAGATGGAGGCACTTTCAGAGGGTGTGGTGCTCAAGTAAAAGGTAAAAAGTTTAAAGGAATATTTTAGAGGACAATGGAATGAGTCCAGATGATGAAGATACCGCAACGGAAGTCTCTGAAGGATATGGTGGCACAGGTCCCTCAGTAGGACAGGGCACAGATGACACTGGAGCTTCTCAAGAGTTTAGTGACGTAGACGTTGAAGGATTTACTGATTCCATGGAAGAAGCCATGGGACTTTATGGTGCTAGTGCTATTGGTAAAGGAATGAGTCAAGCTCAGTTTAATGCGGCAACTGGCAGAACAAACTACAATCCTCATCCAAACTCTTTTTTCTCTCAACTTTTTGGTAGAGAAAATGTTGATTACACTGCTCAATATGGTGGTCCTCAAGGAGTTGCAGCACTAAATGCTATCGCTTTAGATGTATACAATAATCCCATAGGTGCTAAAGGAAATGTAAGAGGCGCTGTTGGACAAGATACCTTTCTCGGAAAGGTAATATCTGTTGACAGAAAACAAGGTCCTATGGAAACAATCGGAAGATCGTTGTTTGGATTAACTCCTCTTGGTCCACTTACTAGTTTTTTAGGAACAACTGAAAAGTCTATTGCTCCGATTGGAATGGATCTAAGCAAAAACGCACCAGGCGCAATAGGAACTGGGTATAATTATGATCCTAGTTTAGATCCTAATAATCCAGCGTATGGGGGTCCACAAAGTATGTTAGGACAATTTGGTAAGAGTTTAGAACAAATAACTTTTGGTGGTGCAAGACCAGTAACTGAATCTGCTAAAGGAATTATGAGTTTATATGAAGCTCAAGATGCAAAGAGAGCCATGGGCGGGTATGAGACCTTTGATGGTCAAAAGATGTAATGCAAGTAACAGATTTTTTACATAAATATAAAAAAGCCTTG